TCAGGGCGAACGGCATGGATAAGCTTCGCTCGATCGCCTCCGTTGCCACGATGCGGCAGGTCGAGCAGGTCGAGAAACAATATCCGATCGGGATCGGGGTTGCGGCATGACGTGGCCCTCGAACTTCCCGGTGGGAACGAAGGGTTACATGAATGATCGCATTGACGACGAGTTGAAGCGCTCGGGCACGATTTCAACTCGTATCGATCAGGCGATCCTCGACGCGATCTCGATCTACCAGAAGAAACGGTTCCGGTTCTCGGAGGCGACGTTCACGTTCAATACGGTGGTAAGCCAGGAATTCTATACGAGTTCCGACAACGCCAATATCGCGAACCTGTACCTGATCGATTATCTCATTCTGCAGATCGGAACAGCGCGCTTCGATCTGGTGCGGAGGAATCCCGAGGACATCGATCTGCTCACCCAGTCGGGGACGCAACAAGGACAGCCGCAGGTTTATTCGTACTTCGACGAGCAGATCAGATTCTATCCGGTTCCGTCCGCAGTGTATCCCGTGATCTGCTCGGCTCACCTGCTCATCGCGGGGCCAGCGGCGGGTTCATCTGGCGACTCGACCACGGGAATTAGGTGGTTCACCGATGCGGAGCGGTTGATCCGGTGCCGCGCGAAATATTCCCTCGCGGTGAACAACATCAACGATCCGGACCTCGCGCGGCGGATGTCGCCCGATCCGCCCGAGCCCGGCGAGATCTCGGGCGAGACGTGGTTGGCCTACGAGGATCTGAAAGCCGAGACGGCGAAGCTCACGGCAACCGGCCGCGTGCGGCCGACGCAGTTCTAGGCAAGTGCCATGGGTGTATCGCCCGGCATCATGCCGTTTCCCGAGTGGAAGCCCGATATCACCGACCTCGACACGGAGGCGAGCCAGAACATCCTCAACGTCATCCCGCGCGGTGACGGTTATGGACCATTCCCGGGCCCGGTGGCGTTCACGCAAACGGTCGGCGCTGCCTGCCGCGGCTACTTCATGGCGCGGAATGCGGACGGCTCGGTCTCGATCTTCGCGGCAACCTCGACCGATCTCTACGAGCTGAACAACTCGAACTTCACATGGACGAAGGTCAGCCTTGGCGGGGGGCCATATTCGGGCTTGCCGAGCACGGACAACTGGTGGTTCCTGCAGTTCAATACTCAGGTTCTCGCCGGCAACATCAACGTGGCGCCGCAGACGTTCACGCTCGGGTCATCGTCGGCGTTTGCGAATCTCGGGGGCAGTCCCCCACAGGCCGCCTATGCGGCGATCATCAATCGGTTCGTGGTGCTCGCCGGCATCCTGAACTTTCCCTCCCGCGTCCAGTGGTCCGGGCTCAACGCGCTGACGACGTGGGATAACGTCACGAGTCAATCGAACTTCCAGGACCTGGCGGATGGTGGTCGGACCCGCGGCATTGCGGGAGGCGACCAGTTCGGCGTCATCTTCCAGGAAACGTCGATCCGCTCCATGATCTTCGCGCCCGGCTCGGCCGTGGTGTTCGATATCCTGCGGATCGCGACCAATGACGGCGCGCTGTCGCCCGGCTCGATCGTAAGCGCAGGAGATCAGATTTTCTTCTGTTCCCCACAAGGATTTAAGGTCATCCCGCCAGGCGGTTATCCGCAGGCGATCGGCAAGGAGAAGATCGACCGGACGTTCTTTGCCGACGTCGACACCGCAAACCTGCAACTGTTCATCGCGTCGACCGATCCGACCACGACCAAGGTCTATTGGGCCTACAAGTCGATATCCGGTCAGGCGAACCTCTTTGACAAGATCCTCGTCTATGACCGTGCACTCAACAAATGGACCCCGCTGAAGGTCTCGGGCGAGTACATCGCGACGCTGTCCAAGCCGGGCCTCACGCTGGAAAACCTCGACGCCATTGCACCTGGCGTCATCACGATCTCGGGGGCGACGAACAACGGTTTAGGAGCCATCCGCCTTACCATCTCGAGCCTGACTGCCGGTACACCGCCGAGCAATACGAATCTGAACACGGAGAATACGGTCGAGGTCTACGGCGTGAACGGCACGACCGAGGCCAACGGCAACTGGCAGTTCACGATCATCTCCAGCACGCAGATCGATCTGAAGGCTTCGACGTTCACGAACAACTACACGACGGGCGGCGCGATCGGCGGATCGCTCGATCAACTCCCGTTCTCCCTCGACACGATCTCGAGCGCGGCACTGGCGCAACTCTCTCTCATCGACGGTACGCACTCGCTCGGCTTTTTCACGGGGGCGAATCTTGAGGCGCAACTGGAGACGACGCAGAAGGATGGAATGGGGCGTCGTATGTTCATCACGGCGACGCGCCCGCTGACCGATGCCGGTACGGTCGAGGTCTCGATCGGCTGGCGCGACACGGCACAGGCGACCATGGCGTACACGACTGAGACGCTGGTCAACGACATCGGGCTCTGTCCGGTCGATGGCGGCGGCATCGATGCCCGCTATGCGAGGGCCAAGGCGCGCATTCCGGCCGGATCGACCTGGACCTATGCAATGGGCATCCAGCCCGAGTTCACGCCAACGGGCACCGCATGACGATCAAGCACCTTGCGCCAGGCGAGCGCGACATCGGACAGGTGGTCCAGGTCGTGCGGCAACTGATGCAGGGTCGTGACGATGCATCGGGGACGGTCAAGCTCACCGCCAACTCGGTGACGACGGGCGTGACGGCTGCGGTCAATTGTGCCAGCGGGTCGGAGGTGTTCCTGTTCCCAGCCTCGGCTCATGCCGCAGCGGAGTTCGGCACGATCTACGTGTCATCGGTCAGCAACGGAAGCTTTGTGGTGACGCACAACAACACGGCCACTACGGATCGCCTCTTCTTCTGGACGACGCGCGGATGAAAGACCCGCAATCGTTCGTCGGCGAGCATGACGTCCTGGTTTGCGTCAACCCGGCGCAGGTTGATTTGATGTGGCCGCATGTGAAGCACTTCATTCACGCCGCGGTGTGGACCGGAATCGGCGACGACACGGAAGAGAGCATCAAGGTCGACCTCGACAGCGGAAATGCGCTGCTGTGGATCGTGTGGGATGGCAAGGGGCTGCTCGCCGCGGCGGTGACGTCGATCTACGACACCCCGGCGCGGAAGGTGTGCATGATCCGTGCCTGTGCGGGACGGGAAATCCGCCGCTGGCAGGGGTTCATCAAGGACCTGGAAGAATACGCGCGCTCGCGAAACTGCAAGCTGATGCGGATACACGGGCGTCCGGGGTGGAAGGCCGTGCTTGATGGCTACAGAGAACCATGGATCGCGCTTGAAAAAGAGCTGAAGTGATAGAGGAGTGGACTTCGATTCCTGGCGGACAGACCACAACCCAGAACCAACTACAGAACGAGTCGGGCACGCAGGCCGGCTCGCAGACCGGAACGACGCAACAGAACGTCAACGTCGGGCCGTGGGGGCCGACGCAGGGGTTGCTGACCAACATCATCGGGTCGCTCGGGGGAACGCCGACCGCGCCGACTGCGGCGCAGACGGGCGCGATCTCGGGGCTCGAGGGCGCGGTCACGGGCCTGCCGAATTTCTCTGGTCAGGCCACCGATCTGACAAACAGGCTATTCGGGGCAACGCCGCAGAACACGGGGATTCTATCGGGCGCTTACGGTCAGGCATCCGGCGCGTTGTCGCCGTATCTGAGTTCGTCCTATCTCAATCCGATGACGAACCCGGACCTCGGCGCGGCGATGTCGACGCTCAACAACGACATCACGAATCAGGTGAACAGCCAATTCGCGGCGGCGGGGCGTGATCTATCGCCGGCCAACTCCACGGCGCTTGCGCGGGGCTTAAGCCAGGGCGAAGGGCAGTTGCTCGCCGATCAATACAATAAGAACGTCGCGGCACAGCAGGGCGCCGCTAGTCAATTGGAGAGTGCCGCCGGCTCGACTGCGAGCGGCTTGACCGGGCTGGAGCAGACTGCACTGCAAAACCAACTCCAGGGTCTCGGCGTTGCCGGCCAGGTGCCCGGCCTTGCCATGGCGCCGGGCGAAGCCGCGCTCAACGTGGCGAATACGGCCTATGGCCTCCCGTTCCAGAACCTCGGGATGCTGGAAAACATGGTGCTGCCGATCGGTAGCGCAGGCCAGACCGGCCAGACCACGGGACAGACGACCGGCACGAGTGCCGGAAGCTTCTCGGGCACCGGCAACATGACCGGGTCGCAGACGCAACAGGTGCCGTTGATCAACAACATCATCGGCGGCGGATTGGGCGGGCTTGGGTTGCTCGGTCAGACCGGCGCATTCGGCTCCGGCGGATGGCTCGGCTCGCTGGCGTCAATGTTGCCCTTCTCCGACCGCCGCGTGAAGGAGGACGTCCACGAGATCGGGATGCTCTACGACGAGACGCCGGTCTATTCGTTCAAGTACATCGGCGATTCCGTCCCGCGAGTTGGCCTGATGGCGCAGGACGTGGAGAAGGATCGGCCCGAGGCGGTGGGTGAGATCGGCGGCGTCAAGGTGGTCAATTACGACAAGGCGACGGCGCGAGCGCGATTCATCGGCGGAATGCTTCACGACCTGGA